TGTTGTAATTTCTCAGAATAAAGTTAAAGCGGATAGATTTGAAGGCACTGCTGATGTTGCAACTAAAGCTGATATTGGAAGTGCTGGGCAACAAACATATAATGTGGTATTAACTAGTGGTCTTGGTGATAAGAGATTATTAATTGATAATGGAATTAAATTTGATTCGTCCGCAAACACTCTCAAAGTTACGGGCGACCTTGTTGCTTTCGCATCCGATGATCGTCTGAAAACTAATAGAGTTGCACTAACAGGTGCTCTTGATAAAGTCTGTTCATTAAACGGATTTACATACAATTTCAATGAAACTGGTGGTGAACTTGGATTCCCAACAGATGTTACATATGTTGGTGTTTCTGCTCAAGAAGTTCAAAAAGTTCTTCCAGAAGCAGTTAAATCTGCAGGAGCAAGTGATGAGTATATGACTGTTCAATATGAGAAGATCGTTCCTCTGCTGATCGAAGCAATTAAAGAACTTTCAGATAAAGTCTCTGCTCTTGAAGACAAACTAAATAACTAAAAAAAAGATATATGGCATTACAAGGTTCTGGACAAATATCTTTTGGTCAAATTTCAGCAGAATTTGGAATGCCTTCAGGTAAAAACTTGGGGGCATACCGAGTCTCTGAAACTTATGGGGCAATGTCAAACATTCCCCTTGATCCTGGAATACCTCAGAGTGGAGAAATCAAATTTAGTGATTTTCATGGTAAACAACTTAATATTGTTGTAAATTATTATGATGGTAGCAATGAACGTAGGGTTCTTGCTCGAAATAGATATAACAATGGTCCTGGAAATGGTAGGGTAAGCGTTGTTGGTGGATTTCGTGGAAAACCATCAAATAGTGGTGGATCAAGAGTTATTATTCACGTCAATAAGAAACTTGGTTCAGAATATGATGGTTCTCGTGGAATGAAGTGTGCATTGAGAACTGGTACTTGGAATAATAACACAAATTTAGATCTTTATATTGGTAACAATGGTGGTATTGCTGGTGCTGCTGGTGCTGGCGGAAAAGGTGGAAATAGAAGTAGTGGACCAGAAAATGGAAAAAGAGGTTCTTCTGGTTTAGGTGTTCAATATCCTCTTGATATTACAAACTATGGTTTCATCGCTGGTGGTGGCGGCGGTGGCGGCGGTGGTGCCGGCGGAAGAAAAGATGCTGTTTCAAGAACTCGTGAATATAGACGATGTGGATGGTGGTGTGAAAAAAGAGCTAGAAATAGAAGAAAAAGAAGAAGAAGAGTAGGTGGCGGCGGCGGTGGCGGCGGTCAAGGATTCCCAGGTGCTACTGGTGGAAGCGGCGGCGGCAATGGTGCTAGTCGCGGTGATCGTGGAACTCAAGGTGGTCCTGGAAGAGGTGGTGGCGGCGGTTCCAACAACAGAGGCGGTCCTAATGGGAAATCCGGTGCAAGTGGTGGATCTTATGGTAACAATGGTGGCAATAGTAGTGCTAGCGGCGGTCATAAGGGTAGATCCATCGTTATTGAAGGTGGTGGAAGTGTAAATTATATCGTTCAAGGAACGATATATGGTCCAACAGTCAACCACCCAGTATTTTGATAAATAGATAAAAATCACCATATACGATGGCGAATATAAGAAAGCAGTTCAACTTTCGCAATGGCGTTCAAGTTGATGATGACAATCTGGTTGTAAGTCCTACGGGTCTGGTCGGAATTGGAACCACCGTTCCGACAGAACTTTTGCACGTTAGTGATGGAAATGCGAGGGTTTCTGGATTCTTAACTGCATCTCAACTCAGAGGTCAGACATTAACTGTTTTTGATACTGCGACCATTGAAGATGTAGCATTAGGAAATAGTTTAGTTGGTGCTGGAGTTAGTGTTAGATCTGGTTTTATTACTGCAACAGATCCAACAGGAATTGTCACATACTATGGTGATGCTAGATTCCTTCAGGGGATGCCAACGTCACAATGGATAGATAAAGACGTTGGTTTAGGTTTCACTAGTATCTACAATAGAGGTTTTGTTGGTGTTGCAACCGACGATCCTAGATTTACGTTACAGGTTGCTGGTGGAATCAGCACAACAGCATTTAATTATGGTGTCGGTATCCATTCAAGTGGAGACATCTATGCGACTGGGATTGTAACGGCATATTCATTTGCAGGTATTGGCTCTGAACTGACATTACTTGATGGTGCAAACATTGGATTAGGAACTATTTCTAATGATAGACTTCCTGTTCTTGAAAATGATAGAATACCCGATAATATCAATGTATCAGGTATTATCACTGCTGGTACATTTAGCGGACCTTTAACTGGTAATGTTACTGGTAATGTTACTGGTATTGCAACTGGTGCAGAAAATCTTGTAAATTCTCCAGACATTATTGTTGGTGTTCTAACAGCATCGGCAGTTGCTGCCTCTAGTTTCATTGGTGGAATCACTGGAGATGTTACTGGTACAGCATCAACAGCAAGAAGTTTAACCGCAACAGCAGATGTTGATATTGAAGATCTCACAGTTGGTGTTGCAACTGTATCAAATATATTAAGTGCAAATCTGATTGGTGTTGGAACAGATTCTGAATTAACAAGTGATATTACGGTCAGAAAGAGTTCAGGTCCATCTGTTATTCAATTAACAAGTGGAATTGGAACTTCGGATGCTGTTCCTTCTATTGTTTCTGTAGGTTCAACCACATCTTTGGTAGAAGATAGTGGAGCACTTAGGTATGATAATTCTAGTTTATCATATCCATATAGTGCTTATCAAGCATTAGATCTTGTCAATTTTGGAAATGGTAATCTAAATTTCTATCTCGGAGCAGGAACTGCTGGTGTTGGAACTGGTGATTTCCATTGGCATCATACAGGATCAAATAATCTTATGACCCTCACTTATGAGGGAAAGCTTGGAATTGGTAAAACTGATCCATCTGCAAGATTAGAAGTTACTGGACTTACAAGTACAACAGATGTATTTGTAACTGATGATGTTCAAGTTGGTGGAAATATTTCCATAAACGGTAACCTCTCTATACCTGGAACTGGTTCTTCAATTACTGTAAATACAATTTATGTTGGTTTAGGTACCGCAGGAATTTTGAACTCTGATGGAGAAGAAATTGTTAAAACAATAGCAAATTCAATCAACGAACTCAATATAACAGGTGTTTCTACTCTTGGAAATCTGTTCGTAGAAGGTAAAGCTGTTATTGATGGCGATGAAACAAGTGGTGGTGGTCTTTCCATCAATCCAGTCACATATGAAGGACCAACCTTTGCACCTCTGCAAATAGGTTATCCTCTTGATTTTACTCATAATGAAGATTTTACTGGGATTGGTAGCACCGCAATACTTGATAATGAAAGTGTATCTGACATAACCTTATTAGCTGGTGGTCAAGTTGGTATTGGAACTACTGCATTAGATGAAGCCACTGCTCTCTTAGTTTATGGAGATTCTGTTATTGAGCGCCTTGCAATAGGTGTTGGGGTAACTGAAATGACAACTGCTGCCCTTAATGTAAAAGGTCCTATTCTAATCAGTGAAGGTGACCTTGCTACTGCTGGTTCGGGAACACCTAGTGCAGACGTTAATACTGTTGGTATTGTAACAGCAGGAAAAGGATTTATGAGTGGAGCTGGTACAACTGGTGTTCACATTGATGTTACTGGAAACATAATCACCTTCAGTGTTCCTGGTGTTGGTACTACTACTCTAACCCTCTTCTAATCTTATCATATTAAGTGGGGCTTGACAACATCCTAAATCATGAATAGAATATGTTTGTTGCTTTTGAAGAATGAGCTTTAAGGATGTAAATGGTCCTGTAAATTTTTTATCTAAAGAATCTTCTAATCAAGTTCCTATTGTAAGAAGAGACGATTTTGCGCGTAGAGTATTTCCGATTACTTATTATCATTTGTCAATGAATGACAATGATACTTTGAAGGAACTTCTTGTTGATAAAATTGTAAAAGATTCTGAGAATTTACCGATTCCAGGTGGATGGACAACTAATTGTCTTAGAACATCTTTTGATGGAGAACCAAGAGGAAAAGAAATTTTCTTTGGTGAAGATCAGACCTATCAAAAGGTATTAGAGAAAAGATATGGTGCTTGTATCAATGCTATTTTTGATGCACCATATAAAGTAGATATTGATGAAATATGGTATAATGTCTATATGAATGGTGAGTGGCAAGAAGACCATGATCACGTTGGTGGTCCATATGGATCACATTATTCTTGTATTCATTTTTTATCTTTTAATCCAGAGATTCATGAACAACTTGAGTTCAAAGATCCTTTGCACCAACTTCGCAATTTAAGTGTTGAGTTAGATAGAAATGACTATTCACACATTTGGAAACCGAATGTAAAAGAAGGAGACTTTCTTATGTTTCCGTCTTATTTGTCTCATTGTGTTAAACCAGGAGAACCAACACCAGACTACCCAAGAATTACAATAGCATTTAATTTTAGAATTTTAGAATATCACGGAGAAATGTGGAATGATTGATGTCTTAGATGATTTTTTAACACCAGAAGAACTTGATTTTGTAATTGAATATTGTGTCGATGCACCATATTTTTATGGTGAAACAGATAATGATGATACACCAGTTACGGGATTGGTTCATAACATCTGGGTTGATGGTATGAATGAGGATGATCTTCCTGGTGAAAGAATTCTAAAAAATTCTATGGATAACTCCTCTATTGACACTAAAAAATTCTATGCTTTGTTTGCCGATAGAATTACGGAAAAGTTTCCTGAGTGTAATAAAGAGAGTATTGTAAGGATGTATGTCAACTGCTTTGCTCCTTGTGAGAATCCATATTTTCATCGCGATGAAAATGAAGATGTAAATGCAAAAACATTTTTGTTTTATACAACACCAGGATGGGATGTTGATCGTGGTGGAGAAACACAATTTGTTGTAGATGGTTCTCTTTATGGTATTCCACCAATTCAAAATCGTTTAGTTGGTTTTCCTGCTAGTATCCTACATAGAGCAACAACATTTAGAAATGGATACCGTTTCACTGTTGCGATCAAATACAACTTTACTGAAAAAGAATGACAGAAAAGATTGCTATTATTGGTGCAGGTAACGCGGGTTGTGTTTCTGCACTTAATCTTCATTTTCTTAGAGAAACCGAAGATTATGATAGGTATGAAATTGATATTTACTATGATCCCAATGTACCTATCGAAAGAGTTGGTCAAGGAACTCAACTGAATGTTTGTGAGACTGCTTTTAATGTTCTTGATTTAGATTGGGTTCAAAACAATCTCATTAAGGCAACAATGAAGATGGGGATTAGATATAAAAATTGGGGAAAGAAAAACGATAACTTCTTTCATTCTTTTAGTAATGGATCTGTTGCAACACACTATATTCCAAAACTTTTTTCCGAGTCTGTCTTAAATTCTGGTTTCTTCAATGTTGTTGAAAAAACCATTACTGATCCAGAGCAAGAAATTGATTCAACTTATATTATTGACTGTAGAGGACGACCAAATGAGTTGGATGATTCATATGATCGACTAACAAATCCACTAAATTCTGTAATTCTTGCCAAAAAAGACGGTGCAGATCCAAGTTTACTGTGGACAGATCATATTGCAACACCAAATGGTTGGACATTTGTGATTCCAAATCACGATAGTGTCTCTTATGGTTACCTTTACAATGATACAATCACAACCAAAGAGGATGCTGAAAAAGATTTCATTGAAAGATTTGATGTAATTCCAGATGGTTATCTTTCCTTTGATAACTATGTTGCCAAAGATGTATGGAGAGGTGAGAGAACTATTCTGAATGGAAATCTCTACTCTTTCATTGAACCAATGGAAGCAGCTTCTTCTGAGATTCATCACAATATATCTGAGTCTCTTTTTGATGTAATGCTTGGTGAGAAAACTAGGGAAGAAGTTAATCAAAATCTGAATAAAGAAATGCACGAGGTTCAAGATTTTATCTTGTGGCATTATAAAAATGGATCAAAGTATGACACTCCCTTCTGGAATTATGCACAATCTCTGCCATATCACAATGAAACTGTAATAACAGACTTCATTGAAAAGTGTCTCAATGCTCCAGATATTCTTAATGAAGAACTTTCACAGGATTATCGATTTGCTTATTGGGAACCTAGAAGTTATAAAATCTGGAATAATAATGTTTGTAGTTCATGAAAACCGAAGTATTTCCTGTAACTATATTTCAATCTAGAGTAAATGGTAACGAGATTCTAAAACAAAATCTAGTTCAACCTATACTAGATTCCACCGATGAACTAGAAATACCTCAAGACTGGACTACGAGTAAAGTTCTTACATCTTTCAATCAAGAAAAAGACTTCATCGAGAAAGATAAAAATATCTTGCTCAACATTTATCATAATACGATTGATGAGTTTTTCGATGATCAATATGGACTACATTTCACCGATCTCTGGTATAATGTGTATCTAGATGGTGAGTATCAAGAAACTCACGATCATCTTTACTCTAAGGTAAATCATTCTCACTTCTCGTTCATTCATTTTTTGTCATTTGACAAAGACGAACACCAACCACCTGAATTTTGGGATCCTCTCAGATCTATGAGATACCTCAGTTTGGAGATGGATTCAAATAATTGTGGTGAAGTCTATGTACCTAAGATTGAAGAAGGTGACTTACTAATGTTCCCTTCATACTTACAGCATTGTGTGCCACCTGGCAAGAAGACTGAGAAACCAAGAATAACGATCTCTTTCAATGCGATTGTGACACTATACGGAGACGAGCGCAGGATCTATTGATCTGTGCCAGTTTCTCAACCGTCCACTGGGTATGCTGGTGGGCGGTTTTCTGCTATAATTATCTCAAGTTCAACAGGCAACCGTGACCATCACTCTTCGCCCCCACCAGCACAACGCTCTGGAAGCGATGCAGAAGTACAACAAAGGTCAGGTTATCATCCCTACGGGTGGTGGCAAGACCATTTGTATGATTGAAGATGCCAAAGCACAATTTGATTGTGATGGTCCTACCAGGATTGTTGTAGTCGCTCCTCGTATTCTCTTGGCAGAACAACTCTGCAAAGAGTTTCTTGAAATCATTGATGATGTCGCTGTGTTTCACGTTCACAGTGGTGAAACTGAGCACTTTAGTAGCACAAAACCTGCTTATATTGAGCGGTGGTGTAAACAAGCGTATCGAAATCAACTGATTTTTACTACATACCATTCGTTGCACCGTATTCAGGAGGCAGGTATTGCGGTCGATACGATTTACTTTGATGAGGCACATAATTCAGTGCAAAGGAACTTTTTCCCTCCTACGGAACACTTTGCTGCTGATGCTGATCGCTGCTACTTCTTCACTGCTACTCCTAAGCATAGTGTTACTATTTTCAAACCTGGAATGAATGACGGAGCAGTATATGGTCAGGTGATCTGTAACGTACCTGCACCTAAGTTGGTTGAGGAAGGTTACATTCTTCCCCCAAAAGTTGTGGTGAAGCAACTTCCTCAGGGTGACTTTCGACTTTCCGATTCACAGAATCTGTTGGAAACTATTGATGACAACTCTCTCAATAAGATTCTGATTGCTGCACGTTCTACGAAGCAGATTGTCCGTCTTGTTTCTGATTCTGACTTCTGTCTTCAACTTGAGAAGCGTGGTTACAACTGGATGTATATCACGTCTAAGACTGGTGCAATTATCAATGGTAAGAAAGTTTCCCGTGATCAGTTCTTCAAAACTCTGAATCAGTGGGGTGAAGATGATACTCGTTTCGTGATCTTGCACCATTCGATTCTGTCTGAAGGTATCAATGTCAAGGGACTTGAGGCAGTATTGTTTATGCGTAATATGGATTATATTGGTATCAGTCAGTCAATCGGTCGTGTAATCCGTCTGGGTGGCGCTGAGAAGACGTTTGGACTTGTATGTGTGCCAGTTTATGATAAAGTGGGTATCGGCACCGCCCGTAGCGTTCAAGCAGTGGTTGACACTGTATTTGAACAAGGTGAACCCGCTATCTCCGTTATCCGCCGCTGATCCAATGTCATTCTCTACTCCCCGTCCCTATCTTAAGAATCACAAACTGCACGATTTTAATGACTCACTGAGAAAAGAGAAACGTATTGTTGAAAGTGGTGAGCACCTTTCAGTAATTCATCAGTTGAACATTGAACTTCAAAAACGATTGAA